GGCGGCTGCTGAAATTCTTGCATCAGGCAAGGGTAAGAATGCTATGCCTGCAGAAAAGCTACCAGCAGAAATTCATGATGCCGGTGGTCCAACCCCGCAAAATGCTAAACCTGATGACGATTCACACAAGATTTCTCCATCAGCAAAAAGCGCAACAGCACCTACAACCAAATCATCTACGGCTTCTGCTAAACAAGAAGAAGTAGAAGTTGAGGGTGAAGTTGTTTCAGAAGAACAAATCGAAGAAGTTGAACTAAATCTTTCCGAAGATATCAACGCTTTGTTTGCTGATGACAACACAATCTCAGAAGAATTCAAACAAAAAGTTACTACAATTTTTGAAGCCCGTGTCCTTGACCGTGTTAAACAAATTGAGGAAGAAACTGAATCTCGCTACGCATCTATGCTAGAAGAAGCAGTTGAAGCAGTTAAAGAAGACTTGACCGAAAAAGTAAATGACTATATTGCTTATGTGGTTGAGCAGTGGATGGCAGACAATGAAATTGCAATCGAAAAAGGCATTCGTGCTGAATTGACAGAAGATTTCATCTCTGGTCTCCGTAATCTATTTGCAGAACACTACATTGATGTTCCTGCTGAAAAAGTTGACCTCGTTGACGAAATGGCTACCAAGATTGATGAATTGGAAAGCAAGTTAAACGAGGAAGTTGAGCGTTCCGTACAGTATCGTAAAGAACTTACCGAAGCGCACAAAGTAGAAGTTACCCGTGAAGTAAGTGAAGGTTTGACCGACACTCAAGTTGAAAAAATTAAAACACTTGCAGAGAGTGTAGAGTTCTCCACAGAGGAAGAATACAAACAAAAACTTGAGACAATTCGTGAAAACTATTTCCCTTCTGGCGTAAAGAAGGCTGAACAATCTCAACTTCACGAACAAGTGAGTGCTGAAGAATCCGGCGAAAATAATCAAGTAATGGTTAATGATCCATGGATTGCAGCCTCTGTTCAAGCAATTTCAAAAACAAACCGAATTTAATTAAACCAAGGAGACATTAAATGTACTTATCCGAAGACCTACAAAAAAAATGGGCACCAGTTTTGGAACATTCAGAACTTCCAAAAATTTCTGACCCATACAAACGTGCTGTTACAGCCGTTATTCTAGAAAACCAACAACAAGCTATGATGAAAGAAGCAGGTATTCTTAACGAAACTGCTCCAACAAACTCAGCTGGTACAGGCGGTTACGGTGCTGGCGCAACATCAACCGGCCCAGTTGCTGGTTTTGATCCAATCCTTATCAGCTTGGTTCGCCGTTCACTACCTAACCTAATCGCTTATGATATCTGCGGTGTTCAACCAATGACAGGCCCAACAGGCATGATTTTCGCAATGCGTTCTATGTACGGAACAGATCGTGTACCATCTACTGGTACTGAAGCATTCTTCAATGAAGCTAACGCCGCATTCTCTGGTGTATCAAGTAGCGCACAAGTAACATTGGCTTTGGCCGCAAATACAGCTTTGGGAAGCCAAAACGTATTTGGTTCAACTGTTAATGCACCAGCTGGTCTAGCTACAGCTACTGCTGAAGATTTGACACCACTAGAAATGGGCTTCTCAATTGAGAAAGTTACCGTTACTGCTAAGACACGTGCCTTGAAAGCGGAATACTCAATGGAACTTGCACAAGACTTGAAAGCAGTTCATGGTCTTGACGCTGAAACCGAATTGAGCAACATTCTTTCTTCTGAGATTCTTGCTGAAATCAACCGTGAAGTTCTACGTACAATTTACGTCACTGCAAAAGTTGGCGCACAAGTTGGTACAACCACAGTTGGTACTTTTGACCTTGACACCGATTCTAACGGTCGTTGGATGGTTGAAAAAGTTAAAGGCTTGGCATTCCAAATCGAACGTGAAGCTAACACCATTGCTAAGACAACTCGCCGTGGCAAAGGTAACGTATTGATCTGTTCTTCTGATGTTGCTTCTGCTCTTGCAATGGCTGGCATCCTAGACTATCAATCGGCTCTACAAAGCCAAGTTAACCTAACAGTTGACGATACTGGTAATACTTTTGCTGGTACCTTGTTCGGTCGTATCAAAGTGTATATTGATCCATATTTCCCAGCTGGCTCAACTTCCGAGTTCGCAGTTATTGGTTTCAAAGGCTCAAACGCTTATGATGCTGGTCTGTTCTACTGCCCATACGTTCCTCTACAAATGGTTCGTGCAGTTGATACGAACAACTTCCAACCAAAAATTGGATTCAAGACACGTTATGGTCTAGTTGCTAATCCGTTTGCACAAGGAACTACACAAGGTTCTGGTGCTATTACTGCTATGAGCAACAACTACTATCGTGCGTTCAAAGTATCTAACATTATGTAATCTAAGCCTCCTTTAAGAGGGGTACTTTAAAGGGGAACAGAAATGTTCCCCTTTTTTTTGTTTATAAATATAAGCATGGCAACAGCACTATCAAACACACCAACAAATCAGAATTTTTTACACCCAAATAAGTTTCAATTAACTTTCTCACGGGTGCCAAACATTCAGTATTTCTGTCAAGCAGTATCAGTACCTGGTATTTCTATGGGTGAAATACCAGTAACTACTCCTTTTGTGGAGAAATATTCTCCTGGCGAAAAAGCAATCTATGATATGCTCAATGTTACCTTTGCTATTGATGAAGAAATGCGTTCATGGATTGAGATACACGATTGGATTCGTGCTATGACATTCCCCGAAGATTTTCAACAATATCAAGAGTTACCAAGACTATCACGTGGTACAGGTAATCCAAAGACACCACAATTTTCTGATGCAACACTTACCATATACTCATCTGCATTTACACCACTATACAGATTTAAGTTTGTGGATGTATTCCCAACATCACTGGCATCTTTCATGTTAGCCTCACAAGACACGCCAGAAAATATTTTAACTTCCGATGCTTCTTTCAGATATACCTACTATAATATTGACAAATTGTTTTAATTGATGTATACTCCTATAAGGAGGATTTGTAATGACTAAACTTGAAGAATTAATGAATGAGTGGAATAAAGATTCCAAAATTGATAGAACAGAGCCTGGTAAAGCACTAATTGATATACCACAGCTTCACAGCAAATATCTAAACATTCTATCACACCATAAGTTGCTCTGTAAAGATGCAGACTTCAAATATTCTCGGATGAAGAAAATTAAATGGGAATACTATACGGGTAAGATGGGCGATGATGATTTGAGAAAGTATGGTTGGGCACCATTTCCATTTACAATCAAGTCTGAAATTACCACATACATGGAAGCAGATGAGGACTTGAATAAATTTATCGCATCTAGAATGATGCATGAAGAAATTGTTAGTTGCTGTGAGTTAATTTTGAAAGAACTACATAGTAGAACATTTCAACTTAAATCATTTATTGATTGGGAACGGTTCGTACAGGGTGTCTGATTTAATTATTAGTAAGGTCAATGAGGCTTATATAAAGTTAGAGTGTGAAAAAAGCCTCGCTCAAGAAATATCTGACCATTTCACATTTCATGTTCCTGGATATCAATTTACACCAGCATACAAGAATAGGTTATGGGATGGAAAGATACGGCTTCTTGATTTAAGAACATACTGCATGTACTATGGTTTGATACCGTACATTCAAAAGTTTTGCGATGACAGAAACTACAAAGTATTTTATTATCCAGAAGTTAACTTAACAAACAACTTTTCGGTCAAAGAAGCTGAACAGTTTATCTCAACACTAAACTTACCTATTGTACCAAGAGATTATCAACTATCTTCTTTTGTTCATGCAATAAGAAACAAACGCTCACTACTACTTTCGCCAACAGCATCTGGCAAATCTCTGATTCTTTATTTGATTCTCCGCAAGATTCAAGATGAAGACCTTAAGAAAGGTTTGTTGATTGTGCCAACAACATCTTTGGTAGAACAGATGTACTCAGACTTCAAATCATACGGATATGATTCTGAAACAAACTGCCACAAACAATACGCAGGTAAAGATAAAAACACAAATAAGTTTTTAACTATAACTACCTGGCAATCTATCTACAATCGTGAGCCAGAATACTTTGAACAATTTGATTTTGTTCTCGGTGATGAAGCGCATCAATTTAAAGCTAAATCGTTGGCTACAATTATGACTGGTCTCACAGAAACGAAGTACCGCATAGGTTGTACTGGTACTCTTGATGGCACACAAACCCACAAACTTGTGCTTGAAGGTTTGTTTGGTGCTGTGTTGAAAGTAATAACTACCAAAGAATTGATTGATAACAAACAACTAGCAGACTTTAAAATAAAATGTTTGATATTGAAACATCCAGAAGAAGCGTGTAAGCAAGCTAGGTCTTGGGACTATCAATCCGAAATAGAATACATAGTTATGAATGCACAAAGAAATGCATTTATTAAAAATCTAGTTTTGTCATTAAAAGGAAACTCTCTAGTTCTCTTTCAATTGGTTGAGAAACACGGTAAAGAATTGTTTAAGTTGATAGACGCTGAAAAGGGAAATCGTAAAGTATTTTTTGTTTACGGAGATACAGATGTTGAAGTCAGAGAATCAATTCGTGCTATTACAGAAGGAGAAAGTGATGCTATTATTGTGGCATCTTATGGCACTTTTAGTACTGGCATTAATATTCGCAACCTACACAATGTCATCTTTGCTTCTCCATCTAAATCTCGCATTCGCAATTTGCAGTCCATTGGTCGTGGATTACGAAAAGGCGACAACAAAGAATCAGCAGTCTTATTTGATATCTCGGACGATTTCAGAGTAGGCAAATATACCAACTTTACCTTGAAACATTTTGTGGAACGTGTTAAAATATATGAAGATGAGAAGTTCTCCTACAAGTTTTACAACATAGAGTTAAAAAATGCATAACGAAATAAAAATTCTAAGATTACAAGATGGCGAAGATATCATTGCATCTTATCACATAGATGAAGCTAGTAAGATGGTTGTAATGAACAATCCAATGACTTTATTCTTTAAGAGAATTAGTTCTGGTAAATCTATGGTGATGATGGCACCATGGTTGCCTTTAGAATTGATTGGTGAGAATACAGCTAAGTTATATGAGACAAGTGTTCTTACTATGATTGAACCTAAAAAGTCTCTTGTTGATTACTACCTTAGTGCTGTGGAGGATAGTAATGAAATGATTAAGATGAGTGCAGATGCCATTGATGAAGCATTGCTTAATGACTCTGATGATGAATTTGAGTATGAAGATGATGAAGATTGTGAAATAGAACAGGTACAGAATTCAATTAAGGATTCTAAAAAGACCCTATTACATTAGTATTTAACGGACCCACACCGTGATTGTACGCTTGACTCCACAACCTGTCAAGTGTTATTTTAGGAAATAATTGATGAGAGAGAAACATTACGTTAACAATGCCGATTTTTTGAAAGCATTGATAGACTATAAGACTGCATGTGACACCGCTAAGACTGAGGGTAAAGAAGATCCTATAGTACCGAACTATATTGGGGAATGTTTCCTAAAGATTGCTAATCACTTGTCCCGCAAACCAAACTTCATATCTTATTCATTTAGAGAAGAAATGGTGTGTGATGGTATAGAGAATTGTATTATGTATTTCCGAAACTTTGATCCAACAAAGTCTTCTAATCCATTTGCATACTTTACTCAAATCATATACTTTGCCTTCTTGAGGCGCATTCAAAAAGAGAAGAAACAACTATATGTGAAGTATAAAGCTACCGAACAATTCGGTCTTCTTGATGAAGGTGAGATGTATGAAGATGCCGAAGGCAATATGAAACAGTTTGTTTTGTATGATAACTTATCAGAGTTCATTCAAACATACGAAGCAAAAAAGAACGAAAAGAAGAAAACAAAACTAAAAGTCTTGGATAAATTCCTAGAAGAAGATATCGTAGACGAACAATTACCTGACAAACTTTAATTTATGGAGTATAATTATGCTAGTGCAACCTGATGATATGATTGGTAAACCTGTAGGTTTTACTTGTTCCACTTTTGATTTGTTACATGCTGGTCACATTTTGATGCTAGCCGAAGCAAAATCAATCTGTGATTACCTAATTGTGGGATTACAAATTGACCCATCTATAGATCGACCTAATGTAAAAAATAAACCAGTTCAGTCTATTGTTGAAAGGTTTGTTCAACTATCCGCAGTAAAGTTTGTGGATGAAATTATTGTTTATCAAACAGAGAAAGACCTTGAAGATATGTTAATGTTCTTGCCAATTACCATTCGAATTATTGGTGAAGAATATAAAGACAAAGAGTTTACTGGTAAGCAAATTTGCGAACAAAGAAATATACAAATTTATTATAATCAACGAAAACATAGTTTTTCTACAACCGAATTACGCAACAGAGTTGCCACAAAAAACATCGCATGAAGATTGCCTTAATTAATGATACCCATGCTGGAGCACGTGGTGACAGTTTATTGTTTAATGAGTTCTTTTTTAAATTTTGGGAAGGCACATTCTTTCCTTATCTAAAAGAAAACAACATAACTCAAATTGTTCACCTGGGTGATGTAGTTGATAGACGCAAATTTATTAACTATGTGATTTTGAATCAGTGGCGTAAACGATTCTTTGATGTGCTTGAAAAAGAAAACATCAAGATGGATGTTATCGTTGGTAACCATGATGTGACATACAAGAACACAAACGAAATTAATGCCATGCATGAATTGTTTGATAGGTATGAAAACATCAATGTCTATATTGATCCTGTTGAAAGAACATATGATGGTCTTCCGATCACACTTGTGCCATGGATCAATTCATCCAACTACGAAAGTTCACTTCAGTTTTTGCGTGATACAAAATCAGAAATAGTCTTTGGGCACTTTGAAATTTCTGGCTTTGAGATGG